TTCGCCCCACCTTTTGTGATTGGAAATTTGTTGATGGTGGACGCGAGGGTAGTGAGTTTGCAATGGGGGTCCAATTCATAAGAAATAGAGCCTGCAGAGGTAGAAGAGGCTTCGCTCAGAAACTGTAGGAGGATGCTAGTGATCTTATACTCATGGTAAGCCTTGAGTATTCCATCTTTAAATGCTGGGCAGTCTGATAAGGACGGCCCGAACGTGAAGCTTCCACTAGCACTTCCCTTGAGGTTGTCTTTGCTAAACACGAATGTCTCGCTAGAACCGCTTCCTCGGGGAACTACGCCTCCTCTTCTGGTCCGTGAGCGTCGCAATCGTCGTCGGCGGTTCCGGTTGGTCCGGGGCCCCGCGACAACAATCACCGGCTGAGCTGGTTGAGCTCGCCGGTTTCTTCTACGCCTCTGTGATCTGCTTAGACCCGCGACATTGCGTCGCCTAACCACGACCGTATTCATTTACAATTGCGCGTACGTGGTCGGAGATTTTCAGGTAAACGAAGTAAATGCCCGCTATTGACAATGGGATCGCCGCAATGAATCCGGCAGCAAATCCGCTAAGAAATTTATAATCCGTTGTGTCGGGCTTTTGGTAATCAGACTACAGCCTCCAATGCTTGCAACTGACGTATGCTTGGCTGGCTTTGATGGGCTCCCCGTTTATTGTTTTGTGGTGACACTCGGGATCAACCACTGGTGGAGCCGGGCAACGAGTCCGGGATCAGATCGGAGCTCTTGCAGAACAGAAAAGACTGCAGCGAGGTAATTGGAGATTACCTCCTGGTTGCCGCATTCCACGTTGTAGCCATGGATCAGTCGGTAGAGCATTTTGTTGGCATTAACGGGAATGGCGAGGGTCGGAGTCTGGAAGATATGTGAACAGAATTCGAGTTCTCGACTCACCTCGACTTTGAAACCTAGATCTTTATACTCCTCTAGTCTGGAGTTGGGTGACTCAAGTGCGTCATCACCCATGGCCATAGCCCAATCGGCGCCACAGTGATAGGCAGCCATAACTCTAATCCTGGAGTTAGAGGAGCTTGTGTTGTAGCTTCCACTCTTCTGAACTCCAGGCCTCTCTTGTGCCAAAAGTGTGCCGTCAGACAGGCATAGCACAGAGTTGCTAATGCACTTCAACCACGCTGCTCGTAAGCGCATGGTGAGCTCGGAATTGTCAATGGTGAGGCGATTTCTCACCTCCATGTCATCCTCGAGCATCCAATCGGCGACCGACCAGTCGAAACCGGAACAGTCAGTGGGGATTAAATATTTCTCATGATTCTCACAGAGAGCATCAGTACTCTCTGCCCCACACACTTCGACAAGACACCTCAGGAAATCTTCAACCTGGGCGTCCGTGGACAGGCCAAAACCGGGTTTGGATGGAACGGAGTGCCAAAGGGCAATCTCACGTTTATTCTGATTCTGAAAAAGAACCCGGGCTACCAACTGATCAACGAGCGAAACTGACATGATGAGACGGTAGCGGCCCTCATCAAGTTTTGATTGTTTGTGCGGTTCCCCCTTGATAAACAGTCGTATGGGGTCGCACAATCCTTGCTGCACCAACTCCTCGGGAGTAAGGGTCTCAAAGCTAGCCTCTGACATCTTCTGTAGACGGTCAAAGGTAAGCTGAGCTAATACTGGGAGGAGCTTGGGATCTTCAACCCAACCCCTATGGGTGGGGAGTCCGTACGCGATGTAGGGGATGCCTACACCCGCGTCGAGTTCAAGGGAGCGAACGGCTTCTTTTATGTCGCTCTGGAAGCCGCTCCAGCTCAATTTGGATTTTAAGGAACACCGTGGAGCATTGGTTTGACAGCTCTTGTAAGCCTCCACGGTGCAGTCTATAACGCGTCTCCTTTGTTCCGGGCTAGGTGTGATGGAATTTGCAGTTCTTTCAAGCCACCTAGCCGCCTGCAATCGCAGGCTTACGCGTTCTGCTTCTGCGCCGGCTTTGGGCCAGCCGAAACCAGCGGTTTTTGCCGCCAGTTCTGGCTGTTGGGCGCATAACCTTTTCCCCCATTCGGTCTCAGATTTAGACTTGGGGTGGTAGTACTGTGCGGTTCTGCCGCACGCACGGAAGCCGGGGACATCACTTTGTCCTTGGTGCCACTTGTAGTTGGAGTGGAAGTAGGAGGAGAAATTTTCTGATTGTTTCTTCCTCCACGCTTCCCTCGTCTCCGGCGCTTCGGTGCTCTTTTGAG